CGGCGGAGTTATGATGACCACGTCTGATTTCGCTAATTTCTTGATTACTGGTATACATGGCGGTAATGGCTACCATTACGCTTATGATATGCTCATTACGCGCGAGCTCGTGCAGCAATACTTAGGTACTGCTGACGGTGCTGCTGTCATCGTACCACAGTTGAGTTTCGAGATAGATGATGACGTGATTTCTCCCAAGCAACAGAGCATGGTGCTTGGTCGAGTGCCGCATGGTCATCGTTCTGGAGGCAAGAATAAGATTGTTCCCTCGCTTATTGCCCCATATCTCATGAATCACCCTGATGAGTCGAAGCGTATGTTTCCTTCTAGTTTGCCGACTATTATGTACGCAACCACGCCCCGTGCCATTTTTGATAAATGGACAAGAGTTGGAATGTATCGGGGCCCCTTACCTGATAATCCCGACGTTGTGGTTGATCCGCAGAAAAAGGCGTATGCGAAGGTGATTCCGTTTCACTACATTGATCCAGCATCGTTAGACCAAGTGTTCAGTGCTAAACTGAATCCGAAGTTTGCAAATGAACAATATTTTATATTGTCATTTGAGGAGGCTGTTTTCGGTAATATGCAACTAGGTATCAAACCGATCGACTTTACTACATCTGTCGGTTATAATTACACTGGAGTTGCTTATACTCGGGAGCAGTTGCTAGGTCTTACAGATGTCAAGCGCACTTCGACGTTTGACGAGTGGCATGAATCTTTGCGTGAGATGATCAGACAAATTTGTGTCGCTCTGCAACTTGGACTTTATCCACTAGGTCTAGTTGTTGACTCTCTCAAGGCAGAGAACCGTGGTGTTACCAGGGTTATGAATGGTGAGACGCGATTGTTTTATGCTACTTCGTTAGCTTGGCTAATCGTGTCTCGTGTGTTCAGAGCCTACCAAACCGCTGTTGAAAAGCAGGATCCCACTAGCAGTGTCCCAGCTGTTGGAATTGTTGCTACTTCTAATGAGTGGACTGAACTTGCTAAACGACTTCAGAGATTGCCAAATCTTGTATTGGTAGATGCTGTTAATTTTGATCAGCATAGCCAATATATTATTTACTCGAAGATTGGCGAGTGGCACGGTCAAAACATTAGCGAGTGCAGTGTTCAATTCCG